GTGACAAGCTATCGCTATACTTCCTGAGCCTAGGTGAGTATCTAAAATTTTATCTCCTTGTTTTGCGTATTTGTCTAATATCCATTTATACAAAGCAGTTGGTTTTTGTGTTGGGTGTATCTTTCCTTTATAGTCACCTTTTGCTAAAGGGTCACGTTTATATTTAACTGTGTTTTTATCAAAGGAAGTCCATGCAAGTTCACATTCTGCATAAGTTCTATTGTAAAAACCTTCGCCTTTATCCCAAACTAAAAAACACCTTGTTGAGGGTAATCCAAAATAATTTCCTCCCCAAATAATTTGATTTTCACTTATTCTAAAGAGTTCTTTAAAGTATTCTTGTTCGGGTATTGCTTTATCCCAAACTTTTTTTTCAAAGTTGTTAAATCCTTTATATCCTACATTCCCACCATCCATACCTATCCCATAAGGAGGGTCAACTATTGCTAAATCAAAATAATTGTCAGGATAACGAGCCATTAACTCCATGTTATCTTCGTTTGTTATTTCAATTTTATCTGTTACTTTCATTACTCAAACTTTAAACTTTCTATAAACTTCCTAAATACTTCGGCTATCTCATTGTGTTGCTCACCTACTTCCTTTTCTTCTTTACCCTTATAAAGACTATTTAAAAAGTCCTCAATAGTATATTTAAGTTGATTACTAAATACTTTCGGTGCTACCTTGTTAGCATCTTCTATGTAGTCTATAAGTGCTAAAAGTCCACCAGTTGCAATAACTATACTTTTATCGTAGTGTAACTTATTACCTAGATACTCTCTTAATCGTGCTTCTTCTTGTTGTGCTTTACTTGTCATGGTTTCTATATTTATGTTCAAAATATGCTGTTGCTAATCTTATTACTCCGTATGCTAGTACTATTCCAAAGCATACTGCCATACTAATTATTATCATCTTCATCTTTATAAAATCTTAACTCTTTTAATATTTTTGCGTGATGCTTTTGTAGTTTTCTAAAATACCTTTGCATTATAACACTTCCTTTTCGTTTTCTAATTCGTTCCATATCTCTTTTTCGTCTTTACTTAAATCTTTATACTCTGGTGTTACATAACCAATTATCATTTCACTTTCTGTATTATACGCTTCATCTTTATAACCTAATATAACTTTTTTTGGTATATTTCGAAAAGTATTAATCCTATTTTTTCGATACTCCTTTATTATCCTATCTGTTAACGTTCCTCTATGTACATTCCCTCTTTGTTTAATCATGTTAAATTCATTTTTAAACGTTTTTAAGAGACTTTCAGTTACTTCTACGTTATTCTTTATACAATCGTTTACTTTACTTGCTAAGAACTCATCTAATCTACCCATTATTTAATTGCGTTTAAATATTGTAAATACAAATCTAGGTTGAATGAGCCACCTTTTGTTTCAGGTGTACTTTTTGATTTCCAAAACTTAATAATTCTTCCAATGTTACCTCCGATATAATAATTTCCTTTTTTCATAATTAATCAAATTTAATGTTATTATCAAATATAAAATCTACTGTGTAATCTACACAAGCTTGATTTAAAGCTACTTCAGTGTATTTTGAAAGTCCTTTAAAATCTATGCTAGGTGCTAAATATTCTAAACTATTATTCATTTCTACTACAACTTGGTTCTCTTTGTAGTCATCTTCTATGTACATCTCTTCAAGTCCTACAACGTTAAAGTTGATGTTTTCAGTTTCTGTTTCGTTTAACTTAACTGTGTGTAAACTTAATTTATCAGCACCGTTTAAAATTGCTAAATCTTTGCTTAAATAAGCAACTCCGTCGTGAATGTAAAGCGTTTCCATTTTCATAATCTTTGTTTTTGTTTGTTGATACAAATATAAATATATTATTTTAATAAACAAGCATTATTTGAAATAAAATAAAAAAAGAGCAACATTTCTGCTGCTCTTTAATAACAATAAGAATTTAAATTATTTATTTATTTATTTATTAATTAATTAAAAAGGTAAATCATTCGATTCATTACTTTGTTCTACTGGTGCTTGTTCTTCTTTAACTGCATTCACAATAGTGCCTGAGTTCCAAACTACCTTACCATTTCCGATGAACGTTTTTTGTGTTTTCGCTTCACGTTCTTCTTTACTTTGGCTTAATGATATACCTACGTTATTACCGTACATAGTTTCATCATTTACACTAATTGAAAGGTTTAACCATTTCTTACCATCTTTCTCAAAGATTCTAGACTTATCTACTTTAGATAAATCAATACTTGCATTAATTATTGCACTCATATTTACTTATTTATTTGATTTATACTCTTTTTACTTCTTTAGTCCTGAATTAATATTTCATTATAAATAGATTCTATTGTTTTATCTGTTTGAATTAGACACCTTAAAAGTGATTGCATAGTAGTATTGTTTTTAGTTGCTACTTCTTTTAGTTTAGCCTTTTCTTCTATGGTCAACTTCAGCATAAAAGTTCCATTATTCGGTTCATTGTACTTGTTAAAATCTGTCTTCATGTTTACTTATTTATTTGATTTATACTTCTATTACTTGTTATTAACTCTCTTAAAACCTCGTACATCTTCTTATTAGTGCGTGATGCTTCTATTTTAATTAACTGCCTTTCTTCTTCCGTTAAAGGTAGTAAAAAAGGTTTACTTTCTTTTTGTTTCATATTTATTTATTTTGTCTTAAATCGTACTCTCTATCTTTTAATTTCTTGTATGCTTTCACGCTTTCACGTTTTAAAGATTGCCACAATTCATCTGTTGAATAATCTACATTTGTAACTTCTACTTTTGTAGGTTCTATAATTTGCCTTACCTCTTCGCTCAACTCTTCATAGTGTTGTTCTAACATTCTGAAGTGTAAAAATGTTTCACTTGCTACACTCATAATAATAGTAATGCTTTAGTTTGTAATTCCGTTAATTGATATTCTGCTTTCAACTTTTCAACTGTATATTTACCAGCTTTAATTGTTTCTAATGCTTTTTCAAACCTTTCTTTAGTTAAAGTATCTTTTTTCTTAGGTGTTGCAACTTGTTTAGATTGTTGTTGTCCTCCAGCATCAGTATCTTTATCTGTTACAAGTCCTAAGATACTACTTAATGCGTATCTTCTTAAATAAGTTATTGCACTACCTAGCACCTGAAAGTCATTCATACCTTTTAAAGTTACGTTCTTTGGTATCTCTGTTAAACTTTCTATTGATTCACCACTTTCAATGTGAAAAATTACAGTCTTTATAGTATCACCCATAATAGGTTGAGTAAAACCTAAACCATGTTCTTTTAATAGTGGGTTAATTACTTCAAAGATAGCTGGTAAATCTGCATAGCTATACCCATAACCTTGTGTACCTTTGTGAATTACTGGTACTACTTGTTGAAATTCTGATAAACTTTTAAATAAATGTTTCATAATAATTAAATTGTTTCTGCAAAGATAATATAAATATATTGAATAACAACTATTTTAATATTTTTTTTTATTTTTTTGTTTATTTAGGTGTGAACTTTAGTGTGTAGTTCACAGTAGTTCACAGTAGTTTTTTATTTTTTAAAATTATTTTTTTTATTTTTTTCGGTTTTAGTGTGAAGTTCACAGTAAAAAGCTCTATAACCCTTATAAACATTGAGTTTTAGGTGTGAACTCTAGGTGTGAACTCAGTTCACAGTAGTTCACAGTAAAATAATTTATTAAAATAGTTTGTATTTATCTAAAAGATTTGTATATTTGCAATCAAGAAGCCTGGAAACTTCATAAGATATTTTTAAGAAACCCATTTGTTTAAAGTTATTCCAGGCACTTTATTCAAGTGGGTTTTTACTTTTAACAACATTATAATAATGGATGAAAACAAAGCATTAAGGTTTTTAGATTTCTTTTCAGTAATAACCATCGGAGAAAACAAACAACCTAACTTTCCTTGGAAAGAACAACAAACAACTAGACTTTCAACTGATTCTTTACATCAAAGATTAAAAGCAAATAATACTAAAGGTATTGGTATAGTTACTGGATTTGAACATTTAGAAGTTATTGATGTAGATACTAAAGTGTTTTCTACACAACAAGAAAAGGATGACTTTTGGAATGAATACTATAACACCTTAAAAGATAATATCTTAGACTTTGAGGATAAGTTTGCAGTTTATAAAACAAAGTCAGGTGGTTTTCATATCTTATACAAGTCTAAACGTGTACAAGGTAACACTAAGATAGCATCTTTAAAAGGGCATAAAGAAGCTATTATAGAAACTAGAGGTAATGGTGGTTATGTATTTGTATACCCTGATAAAAAGTACGCTCAAAAGTCTTATTTTGAAATAGATTTTATTACAGATAATGATAGAGATATACTTTGGCAAATATCAAAGTCTTACAATCATATTGAAGAACAACCTGAACTACCTAAAAAAGAAAAGAAAGTATATGAAGAAAGTGATTTAACACCTTGGGATGACTTTAATGATAAAAATGATGTATGGAATGTTATTAGTGATGAATTTACTATACCTACAAGAGGGGTTAAAAATAAACATATTTTAGTAAAAAGACATGGTTCTGATTCTCCACACTCAGGTTACATATTTAAAGATTCTAACTGCTTATATCTATTTACTACTGGTACAATATACCCTAATGAAAAGTTGATAAGTCCTTTTACTGCTTATGCTTATAAGTATCACAACGGAGATTTTAAAGAAGCTACTAAAGATTTATACGAACAAGGCTTTGGGAGTAGGTTAAAATCAAAGATTGAAGAATTAAAAGAAGATATACCAAAAGAAGTAATACAATTAGAAAAGGCAGTTTTTCCATTAGATATATTTCCTACTGATATACAATACTATCTTAATGAATGTTCTAACAAATTAGATAGTAATATAGAGTTTATGGGAGTGTCTTTAATATGGCTTATATCTGTTTGTGTAGGTAACTCTTTACAAGTTGAAGTTAAAAGAGGTTGGAATGAAAATGGAGTAGTGTGGATTGCTACTGTGGGTAAAGCTGGTTTAGGTAAGACACCATCTATAAATAATGTAATATTCCCACTACTTAAATCTAATTCTAAAGAGATAAAAAGATTCATACAAGAAAGCGAAAAGTACAACCATTATCAATCACTATCTAAGAAAGATAAAGAAGAATACCCTGAAGTGGTTAAACCTCGTAAATCTCAATTTATAGCTAATGATATTACTTTAGAGGCATTAGTAGAGATGCATCAAGAAAGCGATAATTCAGTAGGAGTATTTAAAGATGAGTTAGCTGGTTGGTTAAAAGATATGAATAAATATAGAGCTGGTTCTGATTTGGAATTTTGGTTAAGTTGTTGGAGTGGTAAATCTGTTACAATGGATAGAAAGACTGCTACATCTTCATTTGTTGAAAGACCTTTCATACCAGTGCTTGGTGGTATTCAACCAAGTATTTTAAATAATATGTCTACTGAAGAAACAAAAGATAATGGTTTCTTAGATAGAATGCTTTTAAGTTTCCCTGACGCAAAGATTGAAGAGTATAACGAAAATGAGTTAGACTATGGCACAATCAAATGGTATGGTGAAAGTATTATAAAGATGTATGAAACATTTAAAAAGAATACTAAACGTGATGATAATGGAGAAATAGAGCCTATTACACTAAAGTTTTCTAGTGATGCTAAAAAAGAATGGAAAAGAATTTTTAATAAGATTACATCTATTCAAAATAATGAAGATGAAAACGAATATCTTAAAAGTATGTACCCTAAACAAAAATCTTACATTCCTAGGTTTGCTTTACTTATCCATGCTTTTGATTGTTTCTTTGATGAAAATAAATTCTTATTAGAAATATCTAAAGAATCTATTTTAAAGGCTGAAAAGCTAAGTGATTATTTTGTTACTACTGCTAAGAAAATAAAGTATGAATCAAATGAAACTCAAGAAATAAAAAACACATCTAAAAAAGCTGAAACAACAATAGACAAAATAAAACTTATCTATCAAAAAGATAAAGACTTTAATAGAACTAAGGTTGCAGAATTACTAGGAGTTTCAAGACGTCATATTATTAATATAGTTAAAAAATTAGAGGAGAATGTTTAAAGAATTAAGAGAGTACCAAAAAAAAAACGCTTTAGAGTGTTACGATATATTAAAGGAAAAGAATATAGTTTATATTCAGCACTCTGTTAGGACTGGTAAGACTGCAACTGCTTTAGAAACGATAAGACTGTCTAATTATAAAAACGTTTTATTTTTAACTAAGAAGAAAGCTATTCAATCAATAATAGAAGATTACAAAGATTTTCTTTTTGATTCATTCTTTAACCTAACTGTTATTAATTATGAAAGTTTACATAAAATAGAGGGTAAGTTTGATTGTATTGTATTAGATGAAAATCATGTTAATAGTGCTTTTCCTAAACCATCTAAAAGAACTAAAGAAATAAAATTAAGGTTTTCATACTTACCTATGATAATGCTATCAGGTACTCCAGCAAGTGAGAGTGGCTCTCAATGGTTTCATCAGTTTTGGTTATCTTGGTACTCTCCATTCAAACAATACACTAACTTTTATAAGTGGGCAAATAATTTTGTGAATGTAGAGCAAAAGCATCTAGGGTATGGAGTGATTAAAGATTATACAAAAGCAAAAGATGAATTAATCAATGAAGTGATACAACCTTACATTCATAAATTTACTCAAGAAGATGCTGGTTTTAATTCAAAGGTTAATGAAAATATACTTTACTGCGAGATGCACCCTCAAACAAATATGATAGTTAATAAACTTAAAAAGGATTTAGTCTTTGAGGGTAAAGCAGAAACTATATTGGCAGATACTGCTGTAAAATTACAGTCTAAACTTCATCAATTATACTCAGGGACAATTAAGTTTGAAAGTGGAAAGTCAATGGTAACTGATTTTTCTAAAGCAGTATTTATCAAAGAACGTTTTAAAAATAAAAAGATAGCTATATTCTACTATTTTAAAGAAGAGTATAAAATGATTAAAGAGATATTTAAAGATGAAATAACAGATAATTTAGAAGAGTTTAACAATACAAATAAATCAATAGCGTTACAACAATATTCAGGTGCTGAGGGTATAAACCTTTCAAAAGCTGAAAGTCTTATTTATCTTAACTTTGGTTTTAGTGGCTCTAAATTTATTCAATCACTAGATAGATTAACAACAAAAGATAGAAAAGAAAACAATATTTTCTTTATCTTTGGGTTTGGTGGAATTGAAAAGAAAGTATATGATGCAGTAAGTAAAAAGAAAACTTACACAGTTAACCAATTTAAAAAAGATTACAATGTCAAAATTTCAAACGAAAGTAATTAAAGAATACGAGAATAAAGGTTACTACGTTATTAATTTGACTAGAACAAATAAACAAGGGATTGCAGACTTGTTATGCTTAAAAGAGAATGAGAAACCTTTATTTATTGAATGTAAAGAAATGACAGATACAATAAAACCTTTACAAGTTTATAGAGCTAAAGAGGTTTTAAAATATGGATGCGAACATATTTTTTTGAAAGATAGCAAAGTTTAAAATAAAATTATTATATTTGAGTATGGAAGCACCAAAACATTATGACAATACAAAAGGCACTCTTTACAAAGTAGCTGAAGAACGTGGATGGAATAGCTATCTCTTTGACATTGTGAAAAGATTAGAACGTGCAAATAAAAAAGGAGAGTTTGAAAGCGATTTAAAAAAATCAAAATTAGTAATAGACTTATGGCTAAAGGAAAAAAATAGTTAATTGAAAAAAAGGGTGGTAAGCGGTAGTCACAATATAGATAGAGGCATCAAAGACCTATAACGTGAACGAGGTGTACGAAAGCAATAAGACATCACCACCCTTTTGAATTGAAGCAACTGGCTCAAAAGTAATTAGGGTATTACTTGAGGGAATGCAGATAACCTAATATCGTGGCATCGGGTGTTACCATATAGACTTGTAACATAAATAACATTGTCAGGCGGGAGGTGTTATTATTTTTAAATATAAAGAAGAATATGAAAATAGTTAAGTACATTTTAGAGCATAAAACAAGCTACTTACACAAAGGTTTAAACTATGAAGTAATAAAAGAAGATGAAAAGTTTTACTACTTTAAGTTTAACCATCAAACAATCAAATACCCTAAGTTCTATTTTATGGAAGTTTAATTATGATAGATAGAAAAGATATAGAAGTAGGTCAAATAGTAGAGGTATACTATAAAGATTTAGATATTACTTTAGATGCTAAGGTATTAGAAATAGATGAAGATGGAACAGCCGTTTATTTATTATATGAACCTGAAGATGTTATAATTGACCCTAATTATGAAGTAAGACTAAAGAAATGAACAATCTAGAAGAACTAACCCAACACCACGACGAGTACATTAAGATTGTTAAAACTTTCGGTGGTAACGTTGACCCTCAGGATGTAGTGCAAGAAATGTATATAAGACTGCACAACCACCTACAAAGGAATCCTGAATGCCAAATGAATCTATTTTACTGCTGGTCTACTCTAAGAAACATATTTTTC